AAAAAGCACGGGTTCATTGCTTCTAATTGCTCTTGACTATAGAGCAGGAAAGAGGTGATGATAATGGAAATATTGTTCGTAATTATTGAATTATTATCTTTAATATTTCAGATATACGAAATAATAAATTACCACCGTGCCGAACATACGGTAGTAATTAATATATATATCATAAAATAAGTTAACGAACCCGTCTTTTGGGTCACGCTACTATTATATCAAAATAAAAATAAAAAAGCAACTTACAAATAGGTTGTTTTTTTGATATAATCAATTTAGCAAGAATTGTCCTAAAAGGGCGGTTGGTCACTACCTCTAAAAGTGAGGTGATGACTTGTGAATAAAGACTTAATTTTAGTTATTTTAATATTAATCTTATTCATTATTTTGAAAATAACAAAATAACCGTCTCTCTCACAAAACGGTTATAGGAATTTATTTGTGATTAGGACCAACCGCTTAAAGCGGAGCTCTTGCTACTATTATATCACTAAGGATACAAAAATCAATTGTTTTGTTTTTCAAATGCGAGAAAGATTAATATAGATGGTGATTAAAATTTATTTTTTCTCGCATTTCCGAGGATTATTTAGCATCCTCGGTTATTTTTTTGTATTCTTCCTCAGTGATAATTCCCTTTTCCTTTGCAATCTCAACTTGTTTTTCATTCCAAAGGCCGCGATCAAAGTTCTTTTTAATTAATTCGTAATTCATATATATTCCTCCATATTATTGAAATTAATTTTGTCAATTAATAAAATATGCCAAGCAAGAATTAGTCCGAAATGGGGTGAAAATTTGATTATAGCATTATTAGTAATGCTCCTATTTTTCTTAATCACGAGAAGAAAATAACCGCACTAGTGAAAAGTTCGGTTATTTAATCTAAATTTTTCATAAGGACCAACCGCCTTTTAAGCGAGATTCTTGCTATTATTATATTCCTAGAAATAAAAAAGTCAACTACATATTTAAAACATTTTGGAATTCCAAAGCTGCTGCAATACGTTCCTCTGCAGAAACTTCTGGCTCTGGAGCTGGAGCGTTTCTTATTTCCTCAATTTGATTGATTGATTCTTCTTCACTTGTACTTGGATCAATCCCCATTTGAGATTTTATAGCTGCTAGATTTTGTATCGCAAACATGACTTGTCCTGCTTCATCAGTCTCCACTATATGAGGGAATACTGATACTGCAGGATAGTCTTTTTTCACTCTTTCAGGGGTTGCTAATTCTCCGTTTGGGAACATATAAGTTTTTGTTTCATCGTATTTTTCAATTTTAATCATATTAATTCTCCTTTAATTTATAGTAGCATCTTTAATTTTTATATATCCTGTGATTGGTGCTGTTGTTTCTATTTCTTGCATTGTCGAGGAAGTAGATTCACTTGCCATGCTCCCAAGTTTATATTTGGTTCCAGGATAAACTTGGACTTTGTTGTTGACGTAATATGCATCTACTGTTGATGTGTCAGGGAATCCACCACCAAACAAAGCATAATTACCTACTGTTGTTGCTGCTAAGCCACTTCGTACTTCACTTAAAGCATTGGGGGTTGATCTTGTTAAACTTGTATTATATGCATCTACCGTTGATGTACGTGCAGCAGCATTTCCACCACCAAATAAAGCATAATTACCTACTGTTGTCGCTGATAAATCATATCTTCCTTGACTTAAAGAAGTTGGAGTTGACCTAGTCAAACTAGTGTCATATGCATTTACTGTTGGTGAATAACTAGAACCAGTAAATCCCCCACCGAATAAAGCATAATTTCCTACTGTTGTTGCTGCCAAGCTTCCCTTTCCTTCACTCAAAGAAGTATGAGTTGTTCTAGTCAAACTCGAATCATATGCATCTACTATTCCATAGTAGTAAGACCCATTTACCCCCCCACCGAATAAAGCATAATTTCCTACTGTTGTTGCTGCTAATAATTTCCTCGATACTTCACTCAAAGAAGTTGGAGTTGTTCTAGTTAAACTAGTGTCATATGCATCTACTATTGAGGAAGAGGAACTATTCAATCCCTCACCCCCACCAAACAAAGCATAATTACCTACTGTTGTTGCTGCTAAATAACGCCTTGTTGCAATTAAATAAGTTGGAGTTGATCTAGTTAAACTTGTATCGTATGCATCTACTGTTGATAAATAGCTACCATTATATCCCCCACCAAACAAAGCATAATTACCAACCGTTGTTGCTGCTAAATTACTCCTTGCTTGATTTAATTTCTGTGAAGCTGAAATTGATTGTTTAGTTAAACTCGTATTATATGCATCTACTTCAACTCTATAACTATTACCATATCCCCCACCAAATAAAGCATAATCGCCAACTGTTGTTGCTGCTAAACCATATCTTGGCCAAACTAAAGCGGCAGCACCAGTTCTTTTCAAAGCAGAAACACCATTGAAAGTTATTGTTGCATATCCACTTCCTCCGCCTCGCCTGGATATTATCGCTTGTGACATTATCTCACCACCTTTAATTGAATAGGAATATCAATTGTCGGTTTTTCTTCTAAACATGTTGCTGTTATAGATCCATTTGCTGTTTCAATCTTTGAAACACACATCCAAGCTGATATTTGAGCCATCGCTGTAGAAGTAACCACATCTAAAACAACATCAGCAATCGGAGTATCAGTTGATAAAATTCCAGATACACTAACTGTTTGAGTATATGGAGCAGAAGAAGACCATCCAGAAGATAATAATGTTGCAGTATATAAATTAGTTGTTGCTTTGTTATTAAGTTGCGTTGTCACTGCATCTTGAGACATTACACTTGATGTGCTAGTCCCAGTTGTTTGTTCAACTATAGTTTTATTTGCTTCTGATTCTATATTTGCTAATTTAGTCTTATCTGCAGCAGTATAATCTTCAGTTGATAAACCTTTTCCAGATACTTTGTCTACTTTGGTGTCTAATAAAGCATTTGTTTCTGTTTTGTTGTAGTAATCGCTTGGATCTACAGAACCAGGATCTCCTTTTTCTCCTTTAAGCATTAAAACCCTAACAAGAGTTTGGCATTTTTCTTCTCTAACATTTATTTCGTTGAATTTTACTCTAACTTCCATTTTTCTCCTTATTGACTTATAAAATAAAATCCTGTGCAACACACATAAACAGTTCCAACACCCCATTTAAACGCCATCATTCCATTTTTATGGTTAAGATTAATTTGTTTTGTATAATCTAAAATTGCAACGTTTACACCTTGTTTCAAAGTACTTGTGCCATCTTCAGGATCTATCAAAGCTCCACTTATATCCTGCACAGCCAATGCTTGGTCCCCTGCGTTGTCCATTGCAGTATACGGTAATCCACCAAGTGTAGCATATCCCGTCCCAGCATTAGTGATTTCAGCTCTTATAGCAAATGTGATAAAACAAATATTATCTATTCGTTTGTAATATCCATAACGATAAGTTGTAGTATATGTCGGATTTGTTACTGTTCCGCCATCACTTCTATTTGTTAGTATGATTGATGGGTGTCCTGTTTCAATAGTGACTTTGTCTGCTTTATTTGATAGTAAAGAGTCAACAGACGTCTTATTGTAGTAATTGTTTGTCAGAGTTGAGCTATCTACTTTATTTGATAGTAGAGAATCAACAGACGTCTTATTGTAGTAATTGTTTGTCAGAGTTGAGCTATCTACCTTATTTGATAGTAAAGAGTCAACTTCTGATTTTGTATAGTAATTACTCAAATCTATTTTCTGAATTCCTAACAATTCCCAAGAGTTGTTTACATAAATATATTCTTTGTAAATATCTGATGGCTCACTTTGCGATGGGACGAGGTATACAGTAGTATCTGATATATCTTCTGTAGGCAATTGAGATACTACTTCAATAGAAAATTTCGGAATAGCAGATATTTTATTGTCAATTTCTGTTCTAGTATATGTTTCAGATTTTTTATAATAATTTACTAAATCATCTGTTAGATTAGTAATAAAAACTCCATCATTTTCGAAGTCACTCAACTTAGTAGGTTTATTTTCTAGTTGATTATAATCTGTCGTACCTGGGTCCCCTTTATCTCCTTTTTCTCCTTTTTCTCCTTTAAGCATTAGTACTTTTAAAAAGGGATCTTGATTTTTAATTCTCATGTATTCAACTCCCTTGTTATATCCTTTTCTATTCTTAGAGAACCACGTAAAATAGTATAAATATCATTATTTTTCCATATTTCTAAGTCATAATAATATGTCCCTAAATCTACGTTATAAGTATCTTCTGGAGCGACTCTAACAATATACTGCCCCATTGTACTATTACCAACTGTTATCCCATTGTTTAAACTTTTCTGAAAAATATATTCAGCATCATCCGGATTTATCTTACATGAAAAGTATGCTGCATCAATTGATGATACACCCATAACTTCAAAGCCAAATGATAAAGTATCTCCTCGAACCATACTCAAATTATAATTTCTTGTAGCTTCCATATAATCCCCCTTTTAAATCCAACGTGAATAATTCTCTATTTGGAAATTAGTAACATTTCCAGTTAAATTAATAGTGTTATTACCAATATCTAAAATACAATTTTCATAATCACCTGTCACAAGACGATTTTTTAAAATCGCATCTTTATAAGCTTCCATTTTAGCTGAATCAATAGTTATATAACCTTCTTCTCCGAGTTGGATAACGAATATTTGCAAGTTGTTAATACTTAAATTTATTGTACCGCTTCCATAAATAGTAAATTTTGGCCTTGAAAAATAATTACCACTATTTCTAACAACTGCATTATTTGTGTCAAAGCTTTTTATAGTTTCAATAGTGGAATATTTAAAAGGCTGTACATGCATCTTTACTACTGCTGTTTTAAACCTAATTAATCTCTGAAAATCTATCTGTTCTAGTATCTGATAATTATAGTATTTATTAGGTTCATTCGAAAATGTTACAGTCCCTTCACTATCAAAATATTTAATTATCTCGTCAACATCGTAATTGTAAGACAATCCAATATTAATTTCTTTGTCATAAGCTCCATATCCAAGCTTTGTTACAATATCACCATCTCTACCATCTATTTCTTCAATTTGAGTTCTTATTTTAGGCTTTGCGATGGGAGATAGAGATTGAATTATTAATCCATTTATTTCTGTATTACTTATACCATTTAAAATTATCTCATTCATCATAGTATACACCATTCCTATGAATAAACTGCTGAAGAGACAGTATTTTCAACGAATTTCCCCATTGTAGTCTCATCCATTTCAACTTTCATTTCACTTAATGCTTGCTTAAAAGAATCAACCAGCATATTATACTCTGATTCTCTTTTCATATTTTCTAAAGAATTTGAATTATTAATTGATGACGATGTTATAAATGAATCTTTCAATTGATTTGCAAGGATTTTTATCCACTTTGTATTTTTCTCAAGAGGTACAATAGCTTCTGTTCCATCTTCACCAGCTATTACAGTTCTAGCACCATTATCTAACACTCCCCCTCGAGCAAGGCGAGGGAACTTAACCTCTCCCAATTCACCTATATTCAACCCTGGTATAAGATTTATCAACCTTATTGCTCCATTAATAAGTCCAATTGCTTTATTTATTGTTTTTTCTATCATCGAAATAACACCATTTATTCCACTTTTGACAGCTCCACCAATAGCATCACCTATTTTGGTACCAAGATCACTAAATTTCTTTTTGATAGTATCCCACAAATTACCAAAAAATTTTCCCCAACCTGAAAAAATATTTTGAATTGCTTCCCAAGCACCAGAAAATTTTTCTTTAAAAAAGTCTTTCACTTTTCCAAAAACTTTTTTTACTGATTCCCATTTTTCAGAAAACCAACCAGACATTTTCCCCCAAACTTCTGTAACCTTTTCCCAAGCTTTTACAAACCATTTAGAAATACTATCTCCTATATCTTTTGCTACTTTTTTTATGTTTTCACCTAAATCAATCCAAAATTTTCTAAATTTTTCAGATTTATTCCATAGGATAATAAAACCTGTTGTTAAAGCAGCCACCGCAACTAATGCTGCACCTAATGGATTTAAAGATATTGCTATGCCTAAAAGCTCTATTGCTGTTGTAACAGTTCCTATTGCTTTAGCAAACCCTTCAATAATTGAAGCTCCTTTAAATACTACCAAGAAAGTAGCGACTCCAGCTGCCATTCCACCCAACGCAGCTTCAAATTCAGCACTATGATCTATGACAAATTGAAGAGCACCAACTAAGTCATTCAAAAAGTCAGTTGCTTTTCTTAATGCGGGCTCGAATTTTTCGTAAATAGCAATCTGAGTACTTTCAAAATTGCTCTTTAAACGTGTGAATCCTCCCTCTACGTTGTCAAGCATTGTATTTGCCATGTTATCTGCAGCACCATCACAATTAGAAATTGCACCTGTTAATTGGTCATATTTAGATTTTGAAGTATTGACTATAGATAATAAACCTGACATTGCTTCTTTTCCAGCAATTGCTTTTGCAAATGATGCTTTTTCTTCCTCAGTCAATCCAGAAAAAGACGTCCTCAAATCATTAATAACATCCTTTAATGGGCGCATATTTCCCTGAGCATCTGTAAGAGATATTCCTAATTTCCTCATTGCATCTGCACAGTCTTTTGGTGGAGCTGCTAACCTTGTCAAAATACTTCTTAATGCAGTACCAGCTTTGTCTGCTTTTATGCCTGAATCTGCCATTAATCCAATAGCAAGAGCAGCATCTTCAATATTATATTTTAGAGCACCTAAAACCGGAGCAGCATATTGAAACGTTTGGCCCATTTTTAAAACATTAGTGTTTGCATTTGCTGAAGCAGCTGCTAAGACATCTGCAAAGTGTCCCGCATCTCCTGCACTATATCCCATTGCTGTCATCGCATCTGTAACAATGTCAGTAGTTTCTGCCAAATCAGTTCCACTACTAGCTGCTAGATTTAAAACTCCGGAAATACCTTCAAGCATTTCTTCAGTTGTCCATCCAGCCATGGACATATAATTAAATCCTTCTGCAACTTCAGAAGCAGTGTATTTAGTGGAAGCTCCCATTTCTTTGGCTTTTTCCCGCAATTTTAATAATTCATTTCCCTTAGCCCCACTTATAGCACTGACTTTAGACATTGCAGTATCAAATTTTGCCCCAACATCAATAGTCTGTTTGATCAGTTCTTTTAATTTGTCAATTGCCTTTTGGACTACAGTAGCTATTACATTTCCTAATGCTGTTTCAAACGTCTTGAATCCATCTATTGGCTTTTTAGTACTAGCAGCCAAATCTTTCATTGAGGTTTCTAAATCATCAGCAGCTTTTTCAGTGTCTTTAAGTTTGGTTTTATTATCTTTTAAATCTTTTGACAAATCTTGAATCTTAGATGATAATTTTTTAGCAGCATCTGATTCTTTGCCTTGTTCCAAAATGACATTTTTATATTCATTTTTTAAAGACTTTAATTCATTTTCTTGCTGTTCAATTGTAGACTTCAAAACCCCATAAGCACTGTTCGCTTTTTTAGCTGCTTCTTCACTATCAGACATAGACTTTTCAAGATGATCTAATTCCTTAGCTGTTTTGTTCATAGCAGTTTGAGAGTTATTTAATTCAACTCTCATTCTACTCAAAGCGATTTCATTAGCTTTCTGCTTTTGAGTTTCATTTTCTAAAGACTGCTCTAATATTTGTAATACTTTTACCTGTCCCTTATATTCTTCTGACGTTTTGTCAACCGTTTCGTCAAGAGATTCTAATTTTGCTTTGGCATCTTTATATCTTTTTGTTAGTTCATCAATAGACTTGTTATTTTTGTCATAAATTACCTGCATTTTATCATAGACAGATTTCAACTCTCTATAATCATCTTTTTGGCGCTTTAATACATCGTTTAATCGAGTAACAGCTGCTTTTTGATCTTCCATACTTTGTCTGCTTCTGTCATAACGAGCTGAAAGTTCTGACAAACTGCTTCCAGTTTCTCTTAAACTTTGGCGAATCTGTTGCAAGGCTCTCCTATATTCTTTTTCCCCTTGTAATTTAATTACGCCACCAAAACTCATATTCCACCCCTTTTAAAACCATTCTTCTGTTTTTTGAGACTTAATATACGCTTCACGATATGTCATATTTGCTTTTCTAAGGCGCATCTCATAATCCCAATGATCTTTATAGTGACCATAGAACTTATTAAATAAAGTCATGGTCAATCTTCCAGTTTCTTTAAACGTCAACCCTAATACAGTGCGACCAACAAAATAGAACCACGAAAAATCAATAACTGGATTTATTTCTTCTAATTCTTCGTGGATGATTCGTTTTTTTCGTTGCTCATAGTACTTTTTATAACAATCTCATTTAATGCTTTAGCTATTTGCTCACTCCCCACATCTGATAAAATACGTCCTACTTGTTTTAATGTTACTGGTGGATCATTAGTACCATTTTCATCGTTACTAATATCAATCCCTTCATTAATCATTGCTGCTATTCCGAATTTAAGAGCTTTAATATTTGCTTCTGAAGTCTTATCTGGTGGTTGACATAATTTACCCCATTTTTCCAAACTACCAAATTCTTCCTGAATATTTTCCATTGCATTAAAATTAAATATTAATTTATAGTCTTTACCTTTATATTTTAAAGTACTACTTACATCTTTCATAACTTTTGTCTCCTAAAAATAAAGAGCGGAATTGATCCGCTCTTATTACTGTGAATTGGCCCACACAGCATAAAGGGTAGTATCTGCTGACACTGTATATGGGCTTGTAGCATCTGGAGTTTGGGCAGAATCTGTTGTTGCCCACCCAGAAAATGTTTTCCCTTCAGGTGGTGTCAAAGTAGATCCATTATTAAGAGTGACAGCAGTTCCAGCTGCAACACTGACTGGATCAATTGTACCAGTGCCACCATTTACATTATAAGTTAAAGTCACATTACTTGTAGGAGCTGCCATTAAACTCTCTAAATAGGTGATTGCATCATCTTTATTATCAAATGTTTGTGCAATAGACCAATTACCATTTCGCAAAGCAGCTACTTTACCTTCTATTTCAGTAGTAGCAAACTCAACACTTTCTCCCTTAGTTTGGTTTTCTGCACTTGGTTCTGAGAATTTTACCTTGTACAAAAATTCGACTTTATATTTTGTCACATTATTTACCATTTTCATTACAACTCTTCCAAGACCGACATATGGTGCCGTATCAAATGCATTTCTAGTCAAAATACCATTAGAAATAGTATGTCCTAACAATGCTGCCATTGTTTCCAAGTCATCTTCATCTATTCCCATTGTTACAGTACCACTTTGGAAACTAGTGTCACTTTCTGCCAATGTATCATCAGCATATAAAGTAGCGGAATTATTAGTAATCTCCACATTACATGAAATTGCTTTACCTGGTTTTTTTGCTCCGTCATAAGATGGTGTCCCATCTGCTGATTCTGTGAGCAATGCATACCTAAAATTATTAAGACCTATTTTTGCCATTATTGTTCCTCCCTCATATATGCAAAATTTAATGTTTTGTGATAATACCCAGTATCAGGTTCATACATATCTGGACCTGATCTACTAGGTTGCCAAATAAATCCATTTTGTTTTAATAAGATTTTTATGCTCTTAGCAATATTTGAATAATTGCCTTTTGAAAAAATGTCAAAATCATAATAATCTACATACCCAATAAGATCATCATCACCACTTAAAGAATTATTCGCATGTATTTGCTGATACGTGACATAAGGTTCCCCATGGCCTTCATAGAATAAAAATTTGACGGGAATATTTACCCCATCAACTACAAAGTCAGTAAAAATTGACTGAATTAGTTCATTCATAAAATCACCCCATATTATAAATAATATGCACTCATTAATGCTTCACTTACTTTTATACGGTTACGTTTCAAAAATAAGCTTTGTTGTTCAATCATGGCTTTATAAATCTGTTCTTTATTGAATGACTGACGGAAGAAAGGCTGCTTCAAAAAATTTGATTTACCATATTCAAATATATTAGCTACTAGTGGTGCTGGAACCCTCCTATTTCTCTTATTTTTAAAATATCCATAGATTCCTACCTTAGTGTTAATCGCACCATCTGACTTAGTATAATATACTTTTGTTATTTCAATATGATGTCTAATATTAGATGTTCTAAACGATGCTGGCAAGTTCGACATTACATTTGAGTAAACAACTTTCGCACCTGCTTGTGTCATTTCACCAAACATACTATCTGCAGTAACATACAGCCTTTCAATATCTTCCATAATTGCATCAGGAATATGAGGAATAAATACAGCCATTATTTTTCCACCAACTTTGCTTGTATTTCTAATTCGGTATTTGCTTCATCAACATTATTGAGATATTGGATAGTATATGTTTTGCCACGAAACTCAATTATCATATCTCTGTTTATTTCAAAATTTGGGTACCTAATAGTAAAATTCGTTAATGCTTTTTCAAAATCACTATTATTAGCAATTAGAGTAAATCCTTTAGTAGTTTTTATATGAGCATATGTGGTGATGACTGGTTTAGTTTCCATTGATTGGAATCCTTGTTCATCATCAACAACCTTAGTCTGGTATATTTTAATCTTTTTGTTGTATTTTCCAGCGTTAATCATAATAAATTCACCGAATGCAATCCAAGAATAGATTCAATCACACGATTAAGATTCTTGCTGTCAACATAAAGAGTTCTGTTGTCCCACATATCTTGACAAAGTATTAATACAACTATCACAAAATCTCGATAGTTGTCTAATTCTTCAATAGATCTACCTGTATAATTACTAATAAATGATTTTGAAACATTAATCAAAGTATTAAGAGTATTCATTTCGTTATTGTCTATTTCTACAAGGCGCAAATAATCAGCAACATCTTGATAAGTGATGTCACTAACTTTACTTATTTCATTCATGTTGCCCTCCTTTTGGAGCTATTTTCACAACATTTATTCCTGTATTGCTTGAATTTTATCTGCCCAATTTGACCATACACTTGCAGCTTTGTAAGTGTCTACTGATTCAGCTGGAACATAAATTGTTGGTACAGTTCCATTTATAAATACAGCATTCCCTGCAGAAGGGGGTGTTGTACTTAACATTGTTAAACTTGATAAGCCTGTACACGAATTAAACACAGTATCACCAATGCTTGTATTGCCCTTTATTGTAACGTTTTCTAAATTTGTACAAAAAGAAAAAGCACTGTCATTAATGCTTGTTATCTCACTTGGTATCGTGACACTTGTTAAACTTTGGCACCATTCAAAAGCACACTTGCCAATACTGGTAATCCCTGAGAGCATCTTTTCAGTAACCACAGTAATACTTCGATCTACTAATGATTCAAAGTCGTCAACATCCACATCTACATACGCATATTGAGTAACATCAATAATGCTATCTTTTGTTATTGAAATAGATCCCGATGGACTTACGAGTGTATATTCCTCAGCAAGACCATCTGAAATTAAATCATTTCCCAATTCGCTTGATACCTCAGCAACCGCACCATGAGCAATAGAAGTAAGTTTTCCAGAATCATCACGAATTGTTATTGCTTTCAATGCTCTAATCTTCACTCTTTTTCCTGCCCCCTTTTTTTGTTTTCGTCTCTTTACGTTCGTCAATTTTTTTAATTTTGGTTTCTTTTAGTTCTTCAATATACCCTGCCTTTAATAAATCACTAGCAATGGACTTATCAGTAATTTCCCTTGATTCGCCCATTGCCATGCATATCTTGCCACTAAAAGAAACTAGAGCTCTGTATTTCATCATTAAGCACTCGCCATTTTCATTACTGCAAGTTGTTGCTCATCAATAATTTTAGAATCAAATTCTAACCATCCAATCACTCCATATGCATGTTCATCTGCATAACGTTCTCTCAACACTTCAATGTTTATATTCTCATTGAATTTAGTTGCAAGCCCACGCATATCTCCATAGTATATCACTCTATTACCAGCTGCTATATTTGGCATATTATCAGAGACATATACAGGTTTGCCAAGCAAAGAAGTCCCGAATGGAGTGGATATATCATCATTCAACAAATAATATCCAGTGGTTGATTTAAGCAAACGTAAAGCAGTTCTAGTTGCAGGTGACATAATCCAAATAGCATTATTCTGGAACCTATCTTTAATAGAATCATGTAATTGCACAACTTCATCAGCGGTAATTGCAGTTTGGCTAGATGTTGTTATGCCATTAGTCAACGTTGAAAGACCACTTACTTTATTTTGAGTACCATTAAGTAATTCCCCTTCAATCCATCTACTAATTTGATATGCCATTTCATCTACTACAAATCCAACAATATCGAAATTGACATTGTTAATAAGTGAGCGTGATATTTTAGTTAAACAACCAGCCAAAAATCCTGTAAGTGTTACAGTATCGAATGAACCAGAAGATGATGTCAAAGGAGAAAACTCACTTTGATATGCAACATTTATCTTATTAGAATCTGCTGGATAAAAAGGGACTTCTAAATTCCCTTTGACATTAAATTTTTGTGATCTTTCAAGGATTGGGCAAATATCATAAACTTTTTTAATAATATAATTCACGATAGTAGTTGGGATTAATGCTCCACCTGCACCAGCTGTTGGTGATGATGGATTATATGGAGTTGGTGTCAATTCACCTGCTCTCTCATGGACTACATAACCCCTTATGAAATTTTCAAATGCTTCTCTTTCCTGGACCTCAATAGCTCTGGTTTCTTCTACTTCTTTTGTTGTTTCTTTTTCCATAACTTGTTCCCCCTCTTCTTTTCTTCCAATACGGTCTAATTCGTCAATATCATCGACAAGTTTAAGATGCCTTACAATTCGACGAACATTGTCTCTGATTTCTGCGATTTCAGCAGCCTCTGCTTCTGTGAGTTCTCTTTTTTCTGTTTTAGCAGTATTAATTACTTCTTCTGCTCTGGTTATTAAGTCGTTCTTTTTTTCAATTAATTCTTTCATTTAGATTTCTCCTTTCATTTCTTTAATTAGATTTTCATATTTTGAATAATCAATTGGTTTTGGTTCTTCTTTTGGCTTCTCTTTAGGAGCTGATTTATGCTCTTCTCTGATTTCAATCTCAGTTACAAAAGGCTCCCCATGATACTGAAACTCTTCATCTGACCGAACAGCCAAAAGAGTGCCATCATATGCTGGAGTTTTCGTTCTGTCCAGGATTGAAACTTCGAAGAGATCGAGGTCTTTTACATCACGAGTTGGCATTCCGTTTTCTACAGAATTATTCACTTCGCGGTCTTTGAATCCAAAACTCCATCCAACTAATGATCCGTTCCTTGCTTTTTCTGCAACCTCTTGGTCATTAATTGTAGCTCTTGCATGTAAACCAATATTGTCTTCTGTGAGAATAAGATTACCGTCTTTTGTTCCTCCTAAATCTCGTTCCCAGTTATGATTTAAGAGAAGACGAATATTGTCATTACGTTTAATTGCCTTTGAGAATGCTCCTTTACAGATTCTTTCAACGAATCTTCCAATTCTTGACATTAATGGTTTGCTTTTTCTTTCAATAGCGTTCACATATCCATCAATCTCCACAGAATCTTCTCTTACTCTGACTATCACAACTTCATCACCACCTTTCAAAGTAAAATAAAAAAGACACCTAAAAAGTGTCTCTTTGTAATTTATTCAGTTTTTTTGTAAAATCTCGTAAGCAAGAGATAGTCCGAAATGGGCGGTTGGTCACTCCGATTAGAAAGGAGTGATGCTTATGAGTGAAAATTTGGTTTTATTATTTTTAATTTTGCTCATAACTTTCTTAATCATAAGAAAATAACCGCACCCATTCGAAAGATTGCGGTTATCTAGCGATCTCGATAGGACCAACCGCCTTTTAAGCGGGTCTCTTGCTATTATTATATCCACCGCAAATAAAAAGTCAAATCAATCACTTGGTATTGCTTGGATTCTATCAGCGTATGTTGACCATCCACTAGCTGATTTATAAGCATCTACAGATTCGGCTGGGACATAGATTACGAGGGAGTTACTTGCCCAAGAAAATACATCATCATCTAAAGCAGGCGGTGTTTCCGATTCTACTGTTACACTTTTTAATCTTGAACACTGATTAAAAGCCACACCAATCCTTGTAACACTACTTGGTATTGTTACATTTTGAAGCTCCCAACAACCACCAAAAGTACTATCATTAATCCTTGTAATACTACTTGGTATTGTTACACTTGTGAAGCTTGAACACTGATAAAAACCACCAACACCAATACTTGTAACACTACTTGGTATTGTTACATTTTGAAGCTTCGAACAACCATAAAAAGCATACTCACCAATACTTGTAACAGTATTCGGGATTTCTATACTTGTTAAGCTTTTACAATAATGAAAAGCATGGTTTCTGATACTAGTAACACCTTTTAACATATCCGCTGTGATTTCAATTATGCTCCCATCAACAAGTGATTTAAAAGCAGCATATTTGTCTCCCCCACCACCACCGCTTAATTTTTGTGCAAGAAGTTGATTATAAAAATCCATTTACTCACCACCAATCTTAGACCACGTTTCACCGTCAAAGTAATAAAAGTCTCCAGTATCAAGCTCTAAAAACAAAGAATTTACAGCACAATTTGTGGGTTTTGTGTCTGTTGATAATCCTTTATAATCATTTTCATTTCCTTGTTGGCAATTATTAAGAGTAATCATGTGTTTCTCCTTTCAAAAGTGGCTCTTTTTGCAATATATTTAGTTTTTTTGTAGAATCTCGCAAGCGTGATTTGGAAGCGCGGGTTTATTACTTCTGTTCATTCTTACTTAGAATGAGAAAGGAGTGATAATTTATGCTTCGATTGATTTTAGAAATTTTAAAATTAATTTTAGAATTACGAAGTCAAAAGAAACAACCACGCTACAACGTGGTTATTACAGTTAAAATTAATATTAATTCGTAGTAAACCCGTGACCAAGTCACGCTGTTATTATATTCACTGTAAATAAAAAGTCAATTATCAAGCATTACTACTATTTCCGCTTTGCTCAAAAGCAGTGTCTATTTCCTTGTCTTCAATAACATGTTGGATGTTTTGATCTGTCTGATTTAAATCAGTAGTCAAATTTGTATTCGGAGTGAAATATTTATGAGTTTGAGTATCGTATAGCACTGCACCCAATCCCACGTTAATTACTGATAATCCTTCGATGTCATCCAAATTCTCTGCTCTTCGGATCTCATTTAATGTCATAAATCCTGTCTCCTTAGCAAGCTTATATGCTTCGTATCTTTCTTTTAAATTTGCTCTGATTATTTCCTTGACATCAAACTCAAAGAAATAATTTTTCTTTTCTTTTTCCAGGAGCAAATCACGATTTAAAGCAGTCTCAAATGCTTTGACTATTGGATAAATTGCTTCTTTAAAAGTTAAATCAAAGTCTTCATAGATATGAAAGATTTTATTAATCTCATTGGCAAGAGTGTTTTTGTTCTGATCCAATTGCATCTCAACGGATGAGTTTGAGCTTTCTTGAAACTCTAATCCATTATTAAGCACGACTACATTTTCACTATTATTTGCATACATATTTCGCCATGCTCTTTTCAATGTATCAATTTCCTCTTGCCCCAACCTTCTTTGGGCTTTTAAGAATCCCTTTTTATTTCCACCACTTTTAACTAAAGACAATTGATAAAGAAGAGTGTCATAAGCAGTTTCTAATGTCTTTGACAATTCATCTGTTAATCCAACGCCTGTCGCCCCATCTTTAGTATTCCTGAGAAGTTTAATAAACTCATATGGTTTATACTCTTGCCCCTCTACTAGAATCACATAATCTTTGAAGATTGGCTTGAAGTTTTTCAAAACAGTTATGTACATATCCTCAACATATCTGAGAGCTACTACTTCGTTTCGCCTTCTTTGGATATAACAATAACCGCCTTTGCCCATCAAATAATCTTCAACCATAGCTTTCTTTAATTGAAAAGCATCTAAAGTGTCTCCAGTGTCACCATTAAGGAGTTTTACTCTAGTATCATTCTCTTGTTCTTCAACTCTACCTTGCTTATGCTTATAAAGTTTTACAGGCATCGCTGCTATCATGTTCCCTATTAAGTCAACTGCTCCACTTACAGCAGGCAAAGTCAAAGCTTTTTCTCTAGTAATTGCCTCATTGTTTAGAAGCGCTCGTAGTAACACATCACTAACTGGTGGCTCAACTACTGGTAAATCTTGAGACAATTCATCCCTCTTACGAAAAAAATCAAAGAATCCCATATTCTCACCTTCTTTCAAAGTTTGTGACATAAAAAATAGACACCTCAGAAAAAGTGTCTCTTTGTAATTTATTTAGTTTTTTTGTAGAATCTCATAAGCGTGGTTCGAGGAGCACGGGTCGTTTTCTCTTTTTGAACTTTGTTTAAGTTCAGAAAGGAGGCGATTTAATGTTAGATTTATTTATGCTAATCATTTCTTTGATCTCATTGATCATTCAAATATTAGAATATAAAAATAACAACCGTGCCACAAACACGGTTGTTATAATAATTATTTACAAAATATAACGACCCGTTAAACGAATCACGCTATTATTATATCCATTCAAGAAAAAAAGTCAAATAGTCTTAAAAAATAACAACCGCGCCGACAACGTGGTTGTTACAATCAAAATAAAAATTAAACTTGAATTAATAAACCCGTTGCCAGGTTACGCTATCATTATATCCACTCAAGAAAAAAAGTCAAATGGTCTTAAAGACTAACCGCCTTTGACAAAAGCGGTTATAGAATTTTCTTGCCATAATTTTCTCAATAATAACTAACACAAAGCTACTGTGCTGACTACACAGTAGCGTGTGAGATAAAACATATCCAATACATAAGAGAAAAAAATACAACCGAATTATTGAGAATCCCCACCTCTACAGTAGGTATCTTTATTGTACTATTTGAATAAAAAAAGTCAACTATTGAATAAAAAAATCAACTAAAAAACTTGAATTGTGAATCCACCTGCTTGATTCAAGAAATAATCTTTTTCAAGCAAATAGCAAGCGTTTATTAAACTCACAACCATATCAACTTTCCCATTCGATTTCTTTTTATTCACATAAAGATTTCGATTGGTATCATAAGTACATCTTGCATTTTGAAAATTTATTTCAAGTAATCTATTATTTTCATACTCAAACTCTTTAGATAATATCTTCTCCTTCAAAAGCTTAGTAGGAGAATGTAATACAGAGCTATGTTGCCTGATCTCTACCAGGTTATATCCTGCATTCTCAAGCTTCTGAGCAGTTGATAAAGCATTGTATCTATCATAACCAATAGCTTGAATTTGGACACCGTATTTGTTTTCTAAATCCAATATAAAATCTTCAACTACTTTATAATCAATTACTCTATCACCGCATGCAATAACATGCTTTGTCTTAATAAGCTCTTGATAATTTACTTTTTCACTTGATGTTTTTTCTTGAATTCTTCCTTCTGGAATAAAGGCAAATGATTCAGCGAGAATATTATCAGAATCATCAACTGATACCATAGAAACAGAAGTATTATCAATTGATTCAGATAGATCAAGGCCTAAATAAACAATTCTACCATCCCAATCAATATTAGCGACTTTGCATTCTTGCACATCTTTTACATCAATATAAGTTTCAGTACCAACACCCTGATAAATGATATTACAATGCTTCGTAACAAAGTTTTCTTTAGCACTATCAACAGCAATTGCATACGCTCGTTTTTTGACTAAATCATCCCATATCTCAGGTATCTCAAGAGCAACGGGATTCGCTTGCTGCATAATCAAGTCATTTGTTTCCCATCCTCTTGTTTGATCTGGTTCATACAAGAGAGAAAATCTTGTTTCATCTTTCACTATTCCATCAAGAACTTGTTTACTATACTTGATCTCATCCTCAAACGGATTATCTATTGTAGGATATTTAGTAGAAACAATGAATCCTAACTTATTCAAAATATTCAATTGTCCAGATCTCATTGCTTGAATTGGATATGAGATTGGCAATGCTCCTGTTTCATCGGAAATAAATGCATTTGGTAATTTACCATCCATCCTACTTGTTGAGTAAGAAAGAGGAGTATATTTGATTTGCATAGGATTAAACATGATATAATCTCGCAAAATTTTAAATCTCTTTTTACTCTTATGTTCATATATGACAGGACTAGATCTGATAGTTTCAGATATTGCCTCTCTTATTTCTCGTGATAAGCTTCCATCAGGAGCAACAGAATAAAATTTCGAGAATTTTGGCTCTGTTAAAAACAAAATAATAAATATTGTTGAGATTGTATAAGTTTTGAAGTTTTTCCTTGATATTTCTAAAACACCAGTTTCATATCTTCTTTTTTCTGGATTATCTCGATAAACCGTACATAAAATTGCAGTATAAAAAAGCCATTGATATCCGCAAGTGGTTTCATAAAGGGTTTTACCTGCTTTTAATCCTTTTGGCATAATCAATAGCTTTAAAATGTTTTCAAGCTGATTTATTTTGAATTCGCTGATAATGTACTTTTCATCTTTTCCATCACAAATACGTATAAAATCTTCCATTTGGAGACGAACGTACTTAGGAGTAGTTTCCTTATTTCTATGCTCAATACAAAAATCATAAGCCTTCATTCCTCATCACTACCATTAATCATCTTCATCAGCAAATCTTCTTCTTCGGACGATTCTTCGACATTAAAATTACGTATAATTCTCATAAGAGTAGCAACCGTTTTATTGGCAGAATCAGTCGTACGATTATATTCAGCAACCGCAGGATTGGAATATAGATTTTTACGTCCTTTTACATATTCTTTTGAAACGAGCATTCCTTCTTCTTTCATGGCTCGTTCCAGTTCATTCAGAATATTCAATTGGACTTGATATCTCTTGAAAGTAGTAATAAAAAAGAAATTCGACTGAACTCCGCTCTCTTCTGCAATTTTTATTATTTCTTTTGCTTGTTGATTTAAATTTAATTTTGCCATGATTTCACCTTTACTTTATTTTTTTTGCTTTCTTACCTGTGAAATTCTCCCACCGCTCTATAATGATATCAACATATTTCGGTTCAAGCTCCATCATATAGCACTTACGATTTAATTGTTCACAAGTTATTAATGTTGAGCCACTACCGCCAAATATATCCAGTATAGTTTCACTTTTTGGATTATGTCTTAAAGCTGTTGCAATAAGTTCAACGGGCTTCATTGTTGGGTGCAAATCATTGGATGTTGGGCTTTTTATATCCCAAACATTTGATAATGTTCTATCATCTGTGAATCCATTACCATTTTCTACCCATCCAAACCAAATGGGTTCATATTTATTTTGGTATTTTCCTCTTCCGAGAGTAAATCTATCTTTATTCCAGATGATTGTTGTTGAATTATGCAAAATATTATCTGCCACAGTAAACATTACTCTTCCGTCTTTTCCTTGCCCAGCGCACATATAAACACAGCCTATTGTATATTGTTTTATATTTGATATAAAATCAACGCAAAATGTTCTAAATGATTCTGTGCTCATATTATCATTTTTTATAGTTCGTACTAATTTAGAATGTTTGATGGTCCCATAGTTACAATTATATGGTGGATCTGTAAAAACCATATCAGCCTTAGCACCATTCATTAATTCTTCAACATCTTCTTGTCTTGTGCTATCACCACACATTAAACGATGATTCCCAAGTTGATAAATATCCCCATACTCCGATTTAGGTTCTTCTGGGGCATCAGGCACTTCATCTTCTACAATTTCATTCTCTTCATCGAGCGGATTACCTAACTCTATATCATCAAAACCAAATTCAGACATATCCAGAGTGATTTCGTCAAGTTCTAGTTTCAATTTTTCCAAGTCAAAACCTGTGCTCATTGTCAATTGATTATGAGCCAGTGTATAAGCCCGTCGTTGTTCGTCTGTTAAATCATCAAGACGAATCACTGGAACTGATTTAATTCCAAGTTCTTTACATGCAATTAACCGTCCATGCCCTTCAACAATCAGGTTCTCTTCACCCCAGACACCAATTGGATCATTCATTCCAAATTCTTTGATGCTATTCTTTATTTCTTCTATTTGTTCCGAAGTATGGATTTTAGCATTGTTGTCATAAGGTGTTAAACTATCAATATCAATATATTGTATCTCAAGTAATTGCATCTAATTGTCACCACTTTCCAACTTGCTTAAAAATAATTTTATTCGTATCAGCTCAATTTAAACGATAATTCCAAAAAACATTAGCATTCATTAACTGTATGCTTATCATGGGCGCGTAGGTCCTGAGCCCTCAAAACCCTTTAATCACTTTGGTAGGGGGGTTGCCACCTCGTTAGCACACTGTTAAGTTAGCACTCTCTTTCTCTGAGTGCCACCAATTCATATAAATAAGATTTTGTTAACTTCCCTTTATCAGCTTGTTTATGACAAGGAACGCATAAACAGATTAAGTTATTATTATCTAACAGTAGATCAGGAGCATCTTTAATCTTCTCAATATGATGTACTTCCAAATTATGGTAAGTATAAATTCCATGATCTCTGCAAACTTCGCATAACCAATTGGCTCGTTCTCTAATCTCCAGGCTCTTCTTTTCCCAAGCATATTTCGTTCTTAATTTACTTTCTTCTCCACCCCTATAGACTTTGCCTTTATTACATACATATCCAAACGGATGGAGATTTCCGCATCTTGAGCATGATTTAAGCATCGATCATCAACTTCTGCCCTACTTTAATCAAATCGTCCTTAAGATTATTCAACGATTTAATCTCTGGATATCTTGCTCCATCTCCAAGATACTTCTTCGATATTGCCCACAGAGTATCCCCTTCTTTTACTCTGTAAGTAATTCTCTTTGGAGATGAGCTATATCCATTCAATCTTGATCCCTGAATAATACTTGGGAAATCCCTGAATGAATAATTAAGATCAATCGTAAACTTGTCTAGATTGCCCTTACTCGAATACTGCCACATATCAAAAGCATGCCACCTGAAATAAGGTATTTCTTTTCTCCAACAAGCGACCCATTTTGTGTATGGATAAAGACGAGATGTCTCAATGTGATTAGTAAACCAACTCAACGATGCATATACACCAACAAAATATCCTTTTTCTTCAAGAGTTTCACAGAAAGCAATTATTGCATCTGTCAATGATTTTTTGTCTTTTAATGGTCTGTGATCGTCTTCAACATCGATATAAACTGGAAATTCGAATATCTTCCCTTTTAGACAATTCTCATACAAGAAATTAGCTTCTTCAATCCCTTTATTCTCCGTACTAGCACATGAATAGTAGTAAACACCGACTGGAAAATTAATGCGTCTAGATTGACTATAAAAATCTTCGAAGCACTCATCTTTGTACTTCTGAAGATCCCCATATCCAGTATATCCACCTCGTAGAATAGCGAATTGGTATCCTGCATTTTTCAAATCAGCAATCTTAATTCCTTTTTGCCATCTCGATATATCTACACCTTCAAAATCTCCCATCTCTACACCACCATTCACTGAAATAGATTTTTACATCCACTAAACAAACCGCATGCTTCTAACCCCAGAGCGACACCAATCAAAACTCCTTCAGATATTGGATATCCTAAACCAGCACTATAAATTTCAATTCCACTGATTAACCCTAATCCAATATCTACCAAAGGGATAAATCGTGATTCCAATCCAAATCTTTTAATAATTTCAGCTAATCCAATAATCAATCCTACTTGAGCAATTGGAGTTAGTAAAAAAGTTTTTAAATTATCAATGCCCATCATATATCCCTTAACAATCTTTCAAAATAACAAATAAAAAGGCATGATAATTATAATCATGCCCCACGCTCGTGTTTTTATGTTTAAGAAAATAACCCCGTGAGTTACCTCACAGTATTATATTACCACAAAAAAACTCGCATTTTCTCGCATTTTCTCGCATTTTTACATATTTTTTCATGTAATACGCTTAATTTTCTTTAAGATTCTGTAAACTTGTGATTCACTATAATGGATAATTAAAGCTATCTTAGTAATATGCATTTGTTCTAAAAATCTCATTCTATATATCTGATCTATGTTATTTTTGCTACATCTCAACTCTTGCTCTTTCGCTTTCAAAAGAATCTCTCTGTCTTCTAATATATTTTTAATTTCAAACAGTCTATCGTCAATTCTCTTTTTATCTTTAGCAATCAAATATTCATCGAAAGGATTGTAACAGCTCCCAAGCCCCGAATCTCCTTCTTTGTCCCATTTAGCAGAGTGTGGTTGTGTTTTAGCAAATAATTCTTCTTTCTCTTGGAGGATCTCATCAAATTCCTTCTGTGCATCATGATATTTTTGTTTTAAATACTCATAGTCTACATAAACGAACATAATGAATCACCATCCCCTTTGAGATTCAGGAATTTCGCTCATTTTATATTTTTTGTATATCAAGCTGACAAAATATTCCAACGCATATGCAGATGAATGGTGCTGATGATTTTCTATGTACTTAATCAGCAAATCAGCCATTTCTTCTTTGGTAATTGATTTTTTTAAATTATGGATGTCTTCAACTTTACTTTCTAACACGCTCATAGATACCCCTAACACTCCCTAGAATCGATTTTTATGCTCTTCCGGTATCATTTCCCCTTTTGCGCATTTAACAGGCCTTAAATCGCATTTTGGAGGGTTTTTCTAATATATCACTCTAGCAGTCTGTCCATTCTCATAGTCGATGCTATTTTATTTGAGAATTCTCTAACAGATAAAGGCAATGCCATAATCTCTTTTTCTCTCTCACATCTCACCTTGTATGATCTCATGAAATTTGACTGGACCACTGTATCAAATTTGCTCGTATCGATTAATGACCATTCCCTGAGTACGTCATGGCTTCCTACTAAAGACTGAATTGTAGGAGGCAACTTATCGTATTCTTCTTTGGAATTGTACAGAGAATTGCTAACAGCTTTCTTGATATAGTTCCACGCTTCGAGTTCTGTCATTGCCACTGGCTGGCTTATTTCCCTCATTTTCTTCTTGATCACTCCAATTACAGGAGGATATCCCTTGTCATCAGTAGCAATAAAAGCTTTTACTGCATTGATCACTAATAAGACATCATCATCTTCAAACATCATATGCCATAAATCAACTATATCTTCAGATTCTCGTTTGGAGATGTCTTTATAAAAAACTGGGTATGCTTTTCGCAGTATAGATAGAATTTGTACTGTTTCTTCTCTAGTCATTATCTTCCACTTCCCTTCTTGATCTAATTTCGTCAAGCTGTTTTATCTCCCACATTTTAGCTTTTATTTGTCCTATTGTTGGTGGGCACCCTTTCGTATCAGTCGCAATATAAAGCTTGACTGCATCATGTACTAAAATTTCATTGTCATTCTTAAACATTGAAGTCCATAATCCAACTATATGTTTTGCTTGTTCTTCATTTAGATCTTTGAGAAAGAACGGATACACTCTTTGAAGGAAACCCAATATTAGAGCCATATTGCCCTTAGTCATTAAGCACCTCCACATCTATTAGGTCTTTACGAGATTTCGATTCTGCACTTTTCATAAATTCAGATAAGCTCATCGAAGATTCATTCGATGGCTCAAACACATTCGCACTCTTCTCATATCTCCTTATGTCATACGAAGCATTGCCGCCCATTTTCTGCCTCTCATCTGCTTTGAGCGGATAAAACGTAGTCCAGCCGCTCATGATGGCATTCTGCACCATCTGGATCTTCTCGGCATCGTTCGCAGCCAAGTCATCGAGTTTTTTCAAACTCAACTCAATCGCTCGATTAGTGAGAGCAGCTTTTTTGTTCTTCCGAACCTTCAGATGTTCTTTCAGCTCTTTTCTTAATTGCTCATTAGGAGTGTAGTTATCAATAAGCTCATTAAATGACTTTACATTCTCTTTCGCTCGTTCGGGCTCTTTTCTTTCTTTCTTACTTTCTTTCTTACTTATATTATTATCTATATTATCTATATCTATATTATTAGGTGAACTTTGTTCATCACCCCCTGGTGAACTTTGTTCATCACCCTGGTGAACTTTGTTCATCACTGGTGAACAAAATTTCGTTCTTGATGGTAGACGATTTTCGCAAATAGTGTATTTACAAAATTTAACTCCATTTATATTCTCTTCGATTTTTTCAATTAATCCTTTATCTACTAAACTCTTTAAATTTTTGTATACTCCACGCTTTGTTGAATTAGTCCATTCAGCTAAATATCTTACACTGCCACTGAATACTTGACCTCGAATTTGACAAAATCCATAAATTATCGCATAAATCATCAATTCGTTGCTTTTTAATTTCAGATGTGTTACCATCCATCCTTGTATGGTGACAAAACTTTCGGGCATGATAAGTTTTGTCTCTTTTTCTTTATTCAATGAATTATTTTTCATTTAAAAATCTCCTTTTTGACAGTTTTTTTTGCTTCATTGGTTTGATTTTTATATATTGTTACGATTTTCCAAAAAAAACGGTTTTTTTATTGACATCTCCCCATAAGCTTTGTATAATCTCTCGAAAGGTCTTTCTCGAATAATAGAGAATTCCTTTGGTAGTTATTATTTGACATGTATTTAAAAAATCTTCTCTTTTGCTGGGGGAGGATTTTTTTGATGTTTACATCTATAAATTATCATTTTTTATTTGTCAAGAACTTGACTTTCTTTTTTGCAAAATTTACAATAATTATCGTGTGGGCCACACAAATCTTATTTAATTTATTTAAAAGTATATGCTCTTCTGTGTATTTTTTTGATATTCGTATAGCTTCTTCATCGGTCAAATGAGGAAGCTTTTAAATTTGACATTTGTAGTCTAGATATGCATAATCACATTTATGCATTGGTAATCGCCAACTTCTTTTTTTTTTACTCCTTTGAGGTTTTTACAAAATCCAATGCATAGAATTTGATAATGTAAAATCTCTTCCATAGGTCAAGTGGAAGAGATTGTCTTGTTTTATGACTAAATAGACACCAAATATCTTTTATGGTATAATATTTTCAGCGTAGCCCTTAAAGTACGGGTTCATTGCCTTTTTCTCATTCTTTAATGAGGAGGTGATGTGTGTGTTTGATAAGATTTTATTTCTTTTGCAGTTGATACTAATAATTTTACAAATTATTTTTTCAATTTTGCAGATAAGGCAAATAAAAACAACAAACTACCGTGCTGAACACGCGGTAGTTACTAATTTGCAATAGTTAGTAATGAACCCGTGCAAGGGTTACGCTATTATCATATCAATAATTAATAATTTGTCAAGTTTAAAACCTAATTAGACAAAACAATATTTTTGTTTAATTAGTCGTCTTTAAACAATTCTGTTACATCGTCAGTTTTCCTATAACTGCAAAAATGGCATTTGTTTATTTTTAATTCAGTTTTATATTTCTTTTTCCCTTCCGCATTTTCGTAACTGCTAGTCAATAATTTTCCCTCAACTATACACATATCTCCTTTTTCAAAGTATTTTGTTATAAATTCTGCTAATCCAGCAAATGACACACAATCTATAAAACATGTCATTTCTTGACCATTTTTGATTTTTTCACTCCATACTAAAGTAAAATTTACATATTTAGGACCGTCATTTGGGGAAGTCTTTAATTCTGGCGTTTTAGTAAATCTACCCTGAAAAACTAAATGATTAATCATTTTGTATCCCTCATCATTATTATTTTTATTAATTCGGAAGCCTTACGTAACGGAAGGTCTTCTATTCTTTGTATATTATTATTTTGAAGCAATTTTTCAAGATTATCACCGTTGTAATGCCTTAATAAAATTTCTATCTGTTTTGATGTTGCTTTCCTATCTGACACACCAACTGCATCACTATCATTCCCATCTGTATCCTCTTCAGTAGCCATTCCGAGAAAAGATCCTAAAGCATATCGTTTTCTATAAGTTATTTCACTCCCAATATCCTGAAGTTTAGCATTTTCATTAATTTGGAATGGATATGTGTAACTTTCCATGACATGTCCGCTTTTGTGGATCAAAATACATTTTACTCCAGTTCTTCCATTTTCATCAGTACCGATTGGTTGCATAAGAGCAAAGTTATTATTTTCTTTTATTTTACTCAAAATATCGTCCAAAGGGACATAGTGGAACGCAGTAGTCCCAGACTTTGTCTTGTATTTCACATATTTTGATTTTTCAAGTTTAGTTATACTATTTACCAAGTGAATTAAATCCGTTGCAACTTCAGGTGTTAAACGTTCAAACCCTTTCATTTGTGTCTCCTAAAATTTAAAATCCAATTCCAAAATTTATTTTTCTTTTCATTTTGTTCATCTTTTACATCATATATTGTAGAGTCAATATGCTCTTTGATTGTTCCTGCATGCAACGCTTGAGAGTTGGTAAGTGACTTGGTAATCTCCAATTGTTGCTCTTGCATGTTCTTTATAACATTTTGCAATTCAAATATTTGGTTGTCCTTGGTTTCTAACTGTGCAAGTAATGCATTTATTATACATTGTTCACTATTTGCAATGTTCTTGGTTTTTGAATTAGAAAATTTACCAAGAAATTTCAATGCTTGAATATCTATTTTTTTTACCTTTCCAAATACTCTGCAAAAATCTTTAAGTTCTTGATTTACCATCTGATAAACCCTTTGTGTACTCACTCCAGCCATCTCAGAAAACTCTTTTATTGTTAAGTAATCTTTCCCATTATCTGTCATTTAATTCTCCTGTATTTTATCTATCTACTTGTACAAATCGCTTGGCAAACTAGAGTAAATATTTACTATTGATTTTACTTGGTAAACCAAACTTTTATTTACCAACTGATTTTACAAAATTTTTTCTATTATGTCAAACTCTAATAATAATTCATATTCAACTTCTTGTGAAAATTTGTTTGCAAATAAATTCTAATTTTAATGTCACTTGATTAGTTGTTAGTTGCTCATATTATGTAATAAAATTGAAAATATAAAACATTTTTCATAATATAAACTTAGCAGGAATTAGTCCGAAAAGGGCGGTTAGTCACTCCGATCGAAAGGAGTGATGCTTATGACAGTAGATCTTCTACTATTGTTTTTAATTTTAGTAGTAACCTACAAAATCATAGCAAAATAGCCGCTACTTGTGGAATAAGTAAACGGCTATAAATCAAATTACCGAAACACAAAAGGACTAACCGCCTTTTAAGCGGGATTCCTGCTATTATTATATCTATTGTCAAACTAATGTCAAATTTGATAATATAGACTTAGCAGGAATTAGTCCGAAATGGGCGGTTAGTCACTACCTCTAAAGAGAGGTGATGACTTATGAATATAGATTTACTATTAATATTATTTATTTTTATAGTTTTCTATAAAAGCATAAAAAAATAACCGCTACTTGTAACGAAAGTACCGGTTATTATAATTAATAAACTTTCGACATAGGACTAACCGCCTTTTAAGCGGGATTCCTGCTATTATTATATGCATTGAAATACAAAAGTCAATCCCATAAGATATGTATTATTATGTTTGATTTCACTTGGATAATTGCGGCAATTTCTATCGTAGGTTCTTTTTTTAATATAAAAAAGAATCCCGTGTGTTTTTATTTGTGGGTTATTTGTGAGATTATGTGCTTGATAATTGACACAAAAAATCAGCAATACGGTAGGGCTTTTTTGGACTTTTTTTGCATTGCGATGAATGTATACGGAATTTTTTCTTGGTCGAAGAAAGAAAAATAGAAAGAAACTACCCTCATAATTCTGGATATGACGGGTTTTTTTGAGGAATAATTTAATGATTCTTATCCTTAAGAAGTATTCTTACTATATTTACGATGTAACATATATCCCATCCAAATAAAGGGATTAGGCCCCATATGGAATCTGAGATCATATTATTATCAATTATTTTGAAAGCATTGTAGTAAATCCCAAACCACAACAATATTGCTATAACTAACGAAATTAATATGCATACAATAATATTAAATTTTAGAGAGCTTTGAGGTCTGATTGGCAAATTAGAAATAGCAGCGTACAAAAATGGTATCACCAGTAATATTGTAGTTTCCATAATAGGATTAGCCCATTTAATGTTACACCATTCTTTTATAAACGCATTAGGAATCATAGTAGCAACCAAAATATAAAAACTAATCCCAATATTTTTCCAATACTTATTCCATTGCCTTTCAGTAAGTTTATATACATTTTTCATCGTTACCACCCAAAATCAAATTTTAGAACCATTTATCATATTTAATGCTATTGTTTCCAATACCGCAGCCACTAATAAAATAGCCGCAACAACTAATAAAAAAATTAATATATATCTATGACGAACTTTTTTTTCAAATTTTTCAAATCTAAAATAAGTACTTGATAATATAATTATCATAGAAGCTAATAATTCAAGAACTGAAAAAAATACTGAAATCCAAGAATTACATATTAATGCAAATTCTATTACCGCCCCCAGCATAAAAGAAGATCCAACACACCAAATAGTCCCAAGAATTCCAAAACTCCAATAATTAATCCAGAAAATCATGTATAGCACTGAAATGTTATTCGTAAAACACCAAAAGAATCTTCCTAAAGTATTCGTACTCTGTACTTTTGTGAGTAAACTCAAAAAACTAGTATTTAAAACGTTCGAATCAGATTTAAAACATATTCCAAAAATTAAAAACGTGATTTGTAATAGCAACTGCAATAAACATATTACATGTATTACCTTTATTTTAATTTTTGCCACAGTGATTCCCTTAAAATTATTTACCATAAACTATGTTAATGTAGCAGCACCCAAAAAGAGTCCTAACGGGCTTGCAGCAGCCACGCCAACGGCAGCTATCCCAACAAAACTACCTGCTGCACCAGTTATTTGAGATGCAGCAATAAGATTACCACCAATGGTACCTATAGCGACAGCAGACCCTGCACCTGCAGCAGTGGCTGTTACACCTGCTATCGTACCGGCAGCAGCAATCGCACTGGCGTTGCAAGTAAAATTTATAATCCCACTCTTCCTAAATTTAAGACGTCGATTTGTTTTTAAAGATCCTACCAATGCATTATTTTTATATACACAAAACGAATCATCCTTAACTGAATATTCATACAAATTGCCACCAAAATTACTATGTGCAGTGCAATTCGTTAAAACATCTACACCACAATAATTATAAGCTGCAGCACCCAAACAAAACATTGTCATAAGAATATTTACTGATTTAAACAAACCAATTTTTTTTATTTTTGTGTTAAACACTATATACACATCCTCCTAAAAATAATTGACAATTATGATGTACAAAATCCAAAAAAAAATGTCAAATATATTCATGAAAAAAAGAGATATATTAATCTATCTTCCAGTAGATCCAAATCCTCCAGAGCCACGTTCAGATTCTCCAAGATTTCCCACTAATTTAAAATTCACATTGCTCATCTGCATTATTCTCAGCTGCATTATTATCATCTGAGCAATTCTGTCTCCATTTTTTATAGTATAAGGATCTCCATCAGATGTTCTGCAAAGTCCTACCTGAATTTCTCCTCTGTAATCACTATCTATAACTCCAACCCCATTTGAAAGAGATATTCCATATTTCATTCCAAGACCACTTCGTGCGAAAATCAATGCTGCATATGCACTGCTCGGCAGCTCTATTGCTATACCACATGGAATTCGAATGAGATCTCCTTTTTTTATAGTCAAGTCTTTATCTATGCAAGCATGCAAATCAAACCCTGCTGATCCCGACGTTGCTTTGGTAGGTATGATAGCATTTTCTCTTACTTTAGTTATATTTACATCAAAACTGTTCATTTCTACCTCTCATTAAATTTATTGTCTATATAAACTCTCGAAAGTATAGCATATCCTGCAAGATCCATAAGAGTATCAATTAATCGTTCGTCTGTTTCGTTGTCTTTTTCTCCATTTAAAATGATTTGTTTCAATCTATTCAATTTATCTTCTATCCTTACACATATAAGAACATTCCCATATTCATCTAAAGTTTTAAAAAAGCTGTTCCCATACATTTTATTCTTTTCTGTGAGCAACTCTCTTAATTGATTGCATTTCAGATTAATTGCTTTCTGTATCTCTTGTTCGTTATTCCCCATTTGATCTCCTTGAAAATCATAAACTAATTTCATATAATCCCCGTTGCGTAGTCCGTAAAGTACGGGTTTATTACTTCCAATCTAACTCTCTTAGTTAGAGAAAGAGGTGATAATATGTTGGATTTGATTATCCTTTTAATTGATTTGGTCTCATTGATCTTTCAATTTTTAGAATACAAAAAAAACAACCGTGCTGCTAACACGGTTATTATTTTAATTATTAACTTGAAATAATAAATCCGTCGTGCGGATTACGCTCTAATTATATCAACCTAAATAAAAAAAGCAACTATCACCTGTACATATAGAATGCTATTAATATCAAAGAAAAACATACTACCATAAATGATAGTATGATTATGTCTAATATATATTTTTCGTCATTTTTATCCAAACTCAATCACCATCGATTCTATTGTTACAGATTGAGGTGTATTATCGCTTCCGTTATAAGAACTTGTTTTTACCAACTCAATAGTAAGGGCATTTTCCATTGGTTTAGTTATAGACACTGTAATAGAACTATCTGATAGTACATCGTAACCTCCACTAACATACCCATTTGCTAATGTATATCCTCCTCCTGAATGCCGAACATTCAGCCTCATAGTTGTGTCATTAATAATATTGGAACTTATCAATTTCGGTAATATTACAGAAAAACTTAAAGTCCTATTTGAATTTGTAGTCATTCCAGAAACTTGTAAATTGGTGATTGTCAAAGTATCACCGTCTTTATAATATAATGATTTAATAATATCAATGCCACTTATTTCTAAAGAGTTATCGTTTTGTGGGAAACAATTTATCCCCATTGATGACTTTAGTCTATCAAAAAAAATAAAGGGGATCCCTTTTGATACCCACCCAAAATATGATCCTGTACCACCAAAACTATCAGTAATCTCTATCAATATTTGCCATTCATAAAGATTATTCAAAATAACAGTGGACTGGACATTATCTTGCAGAGTTCCAGTGACAGAATATGATGATTCTTCTGGTTTCTTCGCTTTATAAGTGATTGTTATGTGGTTGTTGCCATTTATAGGGGAATAATTAGATCTAACTGTAATATCAGTTTCAGAGTAAAAATTGTTCTTACGCCCAATATTAATTAATGCTGTTGGCTCTTCCCAATCAAGCATATTTATTGTGATATCCTTTTGGTTTTTAAAACCCCTACTATCTGTTACAGTGAATGTCGCTGTGACATTAGATGATGAGTCAATAACATAATTCCCACCAATTGCCATATCATCAATGACCGCTAAAGCATATGAATTACCATTTACCGAAACACTACATGAATTAATAGAAGCATGAGTTAATGAAACCAATCCACTGGCACTATATTCTACTCTAGATTGGTTTCTAACTATGTCTTGATCGTTCCCAGTTATTGCAACAGAAGTTGAATTTATATCTCGATAATATACATTCTCTATAAGAGGCAAACACAAAACAGGATTTACTTTGTATGTCCCCCCATTGAGAGTTGATACATGAATATCATAAGTCACTTTGACCTTATAATTTCCACTTTGTGAATTAGGTATGCTTGCATACATGAGATTTTGTACATATTGGTTATCGTACCCACTTATTGATGTTCCTGTAGTAGTATCATCACTTATTTGGCTGTCGTCATCTCCTAAAATATTCACTGTAATACTTCTCCCCAAAGGGTTATACAATCCAATAGTTAAACGATCACCAATCGTAAAATCTGGCATTGATAACGCATAAGGATATGAATACGTTGATATATTTATTGCTGATGATTCAGATACAATTTGACTGTCAGATCTGCGTACTCTAGTTTTTATATTATAGTTCGTTCCTGGGCTTAATCCACTGATTGTATATCCTCCACTATTCCCATCTTCAACATCTATTCCAGTCCATGATGATCCGTTATTTGATGAATACCATATATAATCAACGTCAGTATCTGACCACCAATTTACACTGATGGTTGTCTCTGTTTTGTCTGCAATTGATTGATTAGAGGTAGCGTATCTTTGTAGATCAGTTAGCTCCATGGAGCCGCTTCCACTTATAGTGCCAACATATACTCCACTCCATGTTATGTTTAAAGAGATAGAAGCAGATAATGAAATTGTTTTTGTCCCATCATCATTATGTGTTATGGTCTGCACTTCATTTATAAGGGTTTTATCTCCATTACCACCAATTAATCCACTCCATCTATAAGTTGTCCCATTAATTGTACATGATGCTGTTTTATTAGCACTCGAAGAAATAGAGTAAGGTCTTTTAAGAACTAAACTAATAGAAACTGTTGAGGTATTGTATGCAGGGTTTGTACTAATTTCAGTTACAGTCAATACACCGTATGGTCTTGTACCAATTTTCCCGAAAGTTATTGTTGACATTATTGCCTCCTGATTTTGATGCCAATTTTACTCATACTTTTGAGGGAAAATTTTACTTTT